GTGGTGCGTGCGTGCTCTACGCGATTTCTTGAATTCGACGTGCGAGGGTTAGCGATGACGTGGTTCTACGAGTCGTTCGGCGTTGTGGTGGCGACCTGTTTGGTTGCCGGTTACATCATCTTCGGGTGACTGATTTTTTCGCAGCTTGGGGGCTGATATGCGTGCGAGTCAGGTCATGTGTTGCTTGGTGATGGTCGGTATCTGTTGTCGGGCGGAAGCAGGGAACATCCTGTCATTCGATTCCAATGGGATCGTAACCGCTCGGGCTGATCCGACGACACCCTATAACTTCGGTAAGACGCAGATCGAGACCTCAGGGCTTTTGTATAAGAAGCTCGGGCAGGCCGGGCTATCGCCCACGGCTACGGAGTCGTTGGCGACGATTGAGAAAGTCGAGAGCGTGACGGTTGCAGCTGGGAACGGTGCGAGGGCTGGGTACGGTGGCGGCTTCCTCGGTGTCGTTATTGGTGCTGTGTTGCAGTTTGCTGTCGCGCTTGGCGTCGATAAGTTGTTGACCTGGCTGTTTGGTTCGGGCGATAGCGTGACGTCGACGGGTACGGTTGCCAGTACGACGACGTGGATGTGGTGCTTCAGCAATGTCTGGAAGCTCAATAGCTCGGGCGCTTTGACGACGGGAACAGATTGCAGCGTCGATCCGAATGCGCTTGCTCAGGCGTATGTAGCGTCGCTTAACAACGTCTACGCCGCGTATGAGGGGATGTCTACTTCGACCTTTTCGGCGGTGTCGCTGACGGAGAGCAATGCGGCGGGTGTCGCGCAGGGCGCGGCGACCTATTCGTTCACGTTCAACGGCAACACGGGGCAGGCCACGGTGACGTTCACGGAGGATCAGGCGTCTGACGTGAGTGCGCAGGGCTACACGGTGGTGGCACCGCTTGCGGGCTACACGGCTGTCTCGAGCACGACGACGACAACGACGGATATTGCGACGGCAGTCGGCGGCATACCCGCTTCGGAGCTGGCGCAGCAAATCAACCCCGAGCTCGCTGCGGATGCGACGAATGCGTTATGGCAGCAAGCGTCGCAAATGCCTGGGTACACCGGCCTGCCGTACGACGCGACTAATCCGATCACGACGGCGGATGCGACGGCGTGGCAGAGCGCGAATCCGAGCTACACGCCAACGGTCGGTGATGCGGTTGGCACGGGGTCGGGCGCTGGTACGCAGGGCACGAGTGCCGGGGGGTCTCTTGGGTCGCTGCCTATCTCCGGGACTCCTGGGTCTAGTGATCCGACGACTAGCACCGGCACGAGTACAGGTACGAGCACCAGCACCGGTACGAGTACCAGCACTGGCACTAGCACCAGCACGGGCTCCTCTTCTGCCTCGGCGACGTCTGCGACAAGCGCAAGTGATCCGTGTGCGATCGACTCGAATGCGTCGGCGTGTGCGTCTCTTGGGACGCCTCCGGCTGCTCCGGCTTTGCCTACGAGCTCGGCCAGTGTGTCTATGTCGCCGTGGAATATCGGACCGCCTGACGGGGCGTGTCCGGCTCCGTTGTCTGTCTCGATCCTTGGTTCTTCGTACGCGTTTGCGTATGACCCGCTCTGCACGGCTGTGCAGAAACTCCGTCCGCTTGTGCTGGCGCTGTGTGCGCTGGCGGCGGCTCTTATCGTTGCAATGGGGGTGAAGGCATGAAGGTCCTCGTGGTGTGTGGCGCGGTGATGTTCGCGTTTTTCGTCTACATGATTTCTTCGATGGTCCATCAGACGGAGAAAGCGACAGATGCAGTCGACCAGCTCGTGGCGAGGGTCGTGAAATGAAGGGGCGGCGTTTGACGCGGCGTGAGCGCTTGGTGCTGTTCGTGTTGGCGCTGCTATTCGTGCTGTCCGGTTCGATTGGAGCGGTCTGGGTGTATCGGTTCGGGCACTGGAGGGGGTGGTGGCGATGACGTGGGCAACGTTTCTGTTGAGCTTGGTTCAGCCGATCATCTTCAATGCGCTGGTGGCGTTGGGGGTGGGCGTGCTGACCGTGACCGGCATTGATCTGGCGGTCAACACGGCGATGTCCTGGCTGACGTCTTCGGTCGGTGGCTTTGCGTCTGATCTGGTGAACGTGCTCGCGATGGGGGGCGTTTTTCAGGGCTTCGGGTATATCGGCGGTGCGATCAGTGCGCGGGTGACGATGGCCGGGGTGTCGAGCATGAAGAAGTTTTTCATCAAGTGAGGTCGGGGATGGCGGCGCAGTGGGAGAAAGACATGGTGGCCGAGTGCGAGATGTTCCCGGAGCTGCTGCGGAGCGTGCAAGCGGCGGTGCAGGAGATGGAGCTGGTGCGGGCGTGTTTGTCGCATGCTGGGCTGTTGGTGCTCGACGGGCTTCGAGTGACGCTGGAGAAGGGCCTCGTCGTTCATGGGAGCGCACGCTAGATGGCGATCGAGCTTGTTACGGGGGTGCCGGGCTCCGGGAAGACTTTGTTAGCGGTCTCGCGGCTGCCGAAGGAGATCAAGGCGGGGCGTCGTATCGTGGTGAACGGTATTCGCGATCTGGCGATTGATCATGAGCTGTGGGACGACGATATGGTGCGCGAGTGGCACAAGCACTGTAAGCCGAACGACGTGATCGTGATCGATGAGGTGCAGCGGATTTGGCCCCCCGTGTCGGCATCGGTGAAAGCCACGGAGGACATCGAGAAGCTGCACGTGCATCGGCATTTCGGCGTGGACATCGTGTTGATCACGCAGCATCCGAATCGCATGAACAAGACGATTCGTGACTTGGTCGGGCGACATGTGCACGTCAAGCGCTTGTTCGGCGGGCACAAGGCGATGCTGTACGAGTGGGACCATACGCACAACCCGAACAGCGGCTTGAAAGACGCGGTGAAGATGCCGTGGTTCTATCCGAAGAAGGTCTTCGAGCTGTACACGAGCGCGGAGCTCCACACGAAGCCGAAGGCGGTGATTCCGAAAGCGCTGTTCGTGCTGCCAGTGGCGCTGATCTTCGCCGTGGTGTTTGCGTGGAAGGGCTTCATGGGCGTCTCCGCGATCGGCAAGCCGAAGGGTGCGGAGTCGGGTGGCGGGTTGTTCGGTGCGGGCGGTGCGTTCGGCGCGTCTGTGCCGGTTGCTGTGTCGTCGGGGTCGCGAGGGCAGGCCTCGGAACAGTGGCGGATCGCGGGACGGTACGCGGTTGACGGGCAAGGGTATGTGCTGCTTGCTGACAACAGAGGGCGTTTCCGGCGTGAGTCGGTGGAGGATTTCAAGGGTCAAACTCTTGGCGTGACGGGGATGGTCGACGGCGAGCGGGTGGCGGTGTGGACGGGCGGCGGTGCTGCGAACGATAACGCGGTCGGAGGGCAAAAATGAAGCGCGTGGCATGGGTGGTGTGCGGGCTGTTGTTGTCGTGGTCAGTGTTTGCGGTGGAGGCTGTGCCGCCGATTCCAACGTTGCCGGTGCCGTCGGCGTCGGGTGTCGTTTCCGAGCAGTTGCCGTCAGTGCCTTTGCGGCCGCTTCCGCGAGTCAATGGTGGGGCGTTCGATCTGCGGTTCGTGAACGTTGGGCAACTGGTGGATCTGCTGTACGGCGAGGCGATGCATGTACCGCACGTCATCAGCTCGGAGGTGTTGCAGGACACGCGTCAGGTGTCGTTTCAGTACGACGGGAAGGCGGGCGATCTGCGCGCGTTCGTGAAGGTGTTCCTGGATTCGCAGGGGTTTGAGGTCAACACGCGAAACGGCGTCGATTTCGTCTCGAAGAAAAGCGGTGCTACGCCCGTCGATCGCGAGACCTACGTGTATACGCCGCGCTATCGCAGCGCTGATTACCTGCTGAAGCTCGTGCAACCGCTGTTCGGCGATCGTGTGTCGAGCATGGCGCAAATGCCGGTGCCGTCAACCACGAGGAATCCTGCGTCCGGTGCTGCGGCAGGCATTCCGACTGCGGCATCGGATGCGATGCAGGTTAGCCAAGGGCCGACGGTCTCTGCTGCGGATCAGTTGGTGTTCTCGGGGCCTGCGAGCGACGTGAAGCAACTCAAAGCCTTGTTGCCGCAACTGGATACGGCGGTGGGCGAGGTCGTCGTGCGCGGCTGGGCCTATGAGGTTGACGACACGGATGGCGGTAATACGGGTTTCAGCATCGTGTCCAAACTGCTCGGCGTCGGTGTCCAGCTCGGCAGCGGCACGACTCAGGCGGATTCGACGGCGTTGCAGTTTGGAGCGGGCCGGTTGGGCTTCACGATATCGGCGCTTGCGTCTGACTCACGCTTTCATGAGGTCAGCTCGCCGAACGTGCGCTGCGTGTCGGGCCAGCAAGTGAAGCTCAATGTGGGGCAACGGGTGCCTACGGTGTCAAGCGTGAGTTACCAGGGGACCAGCGGCACGCCGGTTCAATCGGTCGAGTATCAAGACGCGGGCGTCATCTTCAACGTCACGCCAACGGTATTGCAGGACGCTATCCAGCTCGCAATCGATGAGGAGATATCGAGCTTCGAAGCGACGACAACCGGCGTGAATAACTCGCCGACGAAAAGCACCAGGTCATTGCAAACGGTCGCGGCGCTCAAGGATGGCGAAGTGATTGTGCTGGGCGGGTTGATTCAAGACAGCGACAGCGAGACTCATAGCCGTGAGCGGTTCTTACCGGCGTTCCTGGGCGGTCATACGCGGTCGAAAGGGCGTACTGAGGTCGTGCTGGTGTTGCAGGTTCAGAAAGTCTAGGGGGGCGTTATGGAGCGGGAGCGGATTAAGGCGGATGCGGTTGCTCGTGAGTTGGCGCTTGATGCTTTGAGGTCGGGTGTGTGGTTTGTGACGATGCTGGTGTTTGCGTGGTCGGTCTTTGAGTTGTTCGAGTCGGCTGGCGAGCATGCGAAGGGAGCACCGATTTCCTCGTTTGGTGCGTTGCCGATGGATGGACTTGTCGCCGTGTGTTGCGGGCTGATCTTTGCGATGGTCTTGATTGCGGTACTGACGGCGTTTTTCATTCGCTCCGCCTATCTCGACCTCGGACGGAAGGTGAAGCGTCTGCGTCGGCGTGTGGATGAATTGCGTTCCGGCCTGTAGTCAGGTCCAGAAGTTGTTGGTGTGAATGAGGCGGTCGATTACCAAGTACGTCGCCGTGAAAATGAGTGACCACAGGATGGCTGGTTCGGCAAATTCGTGTAGCTGGTGGGAGAGAGGCTTGTGTAGGTGCCTGCGTGGTGTGCTGCGTACGCGCGGCGTGGGCGGTAGTTGCCTGTACTCGCGGGTGAGTCGACGCTTTGTTTCCTCTCGATACCAGTCGCGGTCGTGGATGCTCATTGTGGTTGGCCTCTGTGGGTGTTTGCGCCCATTTTAGCCGGTGCGCCGCGTGGGGCTGAGGTGTCAGCGTCTAGCGTGAGGAGTGTCCCGCCGTGGCCGAAGCGAGGGAGAGCGACAGCGGACCTGCGGAGTGTGGCGATTGTCGCGCGGCTGAGCGCGGCCTGCGGGACCGAGTAGCGGGTATCGGCAACCACGCCGAACGTAGGCGCGGCGCCGGAACGCGGCGACCCCTCACTGCCAAGCCGGTTTGTTGGGCGCGCTCGGTGCGATGGGGCCGACGTATGGCGCGCTGGCGGGCTTGCCGGTGATGCGGTGGGGTGTGAGCGGGGCGCGCGGGTGCGCAGGCCTACGGCGAGCCGCAGGCCGCAGAGGCCGGCGCGCGAAGCGCGCCTAAACTTGTACCTCTAACACTTAACGGAAATGCAGACGAAGCCAGGCTCTATCAGGAGGTAGAGAAGGGCTCAGACGAAAAAAATCCCGGGTATCCATGCGTGGGGTGGATGCCCGGGACGACAAGACGGCGGACGGCTGGTGGACCAGTTGAGAAAACACCAGCCTGGGGTTTCCCGCCGGATGGGAAAGATAGCAGGTGGAGCGGCAAAAGAAAAACCCGGCGATCGTTGGCGCGATCCCGGGCGGTGACAGACATCGGATAAAGGGCTATCCAACGTGAGTAACAGCATTGTAGGTCAAAAAACGCTGTCTTATCAAAGCGTTCTGAATGAGTACGGTTCTCCCCAAGCATTGAACGCAGCAGCGCTGCGCGGCGAGCCGATTCCCGTATACGAGTCTGAGGGGCCGTTTAGCGATGAGTACATCATTCGTTCGCAACGGTTCGAAGACGGTCAGCAAGAGGTCGTGGCGTTCAGCGTGGCTGTGCAGCGCCGCTTTCACGAACTGCGGCTGCGGCCTCGGGGGATGCGTGGCAAGCGCGAGAAGCTGGAAAGTGAGACTGACGACGATGTGTCGGAGAAGGCGGCGAAGTCGCTCAAAACGTCGATAGAGCGGTCCAGGCGCATGATTCGCAAGCGCTGCAAGTCGATCCGAGCGGATCGCATGCTGACGCTAACAATGCGGCGCAATGAGGCGTCGATTGAGGTATGGGCGAAGGCCTGGGACGAATTCAGGCGGCGGCTGAATCGGTTGCAGGATTTTCATTATGTGGCGGTGCCTGAGCGGCATGAACGCGGCGGATGGCATATGCACGTGGCGGTGAGCGGTCGGCAGAACTGGAAGCTGCTGCGCTCGATTTGGCTGTCGGTTATTAGCAAGCTCGGCACGGATGGCGCGGTGAACGATAGTTCTGGTAACCGAAAGCTTCAGGCGCTCATGAGGAAGATAGGCGGCAAGGGTCGTGCGATGCGACACCGGATCGCCACGTATATCGCCAAGTACGTCGGCAAAGACTCTGACGTGTCGACGTTCAACAAGAAACGGTATTGGACAAGCCGGGGCATCGTGGTGCCGGAAGTGACGACGTACGCGCACCTCGGCCCCGAGTATCAGGCGCGGGATGCTGTGGTGGCGGCGCATCGGTGCGTGCTGGGGAACGGCGCAACGTGTGACGGCGCTCAGTTCTATTGGAACCAGGGCATAGGCGTTTTCTGGATGGCGACGGGCAATACGGGGTGAATGCTTACACTAAGCGAACGCTTAAAGTCCCCGCATTAGTCTGACGATATATGCGTAGTGGATCCTACGTGCGAGGCGTCATACATGCTGTTCGAGGAAGTGGTGGGGATCTATCTGGCTGCAAAAAGCCACCGGAGCAAACAGCGCGATTTATATTCGCTCAAGCGGTTGCAACCGCATTTTGGCGGTCGGCGCATTTCGTCGTTAAAGCGCGCTGATGTTCGCAGTTATGTTTCTGCTCGTCTGGCGGAAGGCGTAAGCGAGTCAACGATTAAACGTGAACTAAAGCTTTTTTCGGCGGCTGTTAATTTCGTGCGCGTTGAGCACGATATGACAGATTTACCCAACCCTACCCTTCGGCTTGGTTTGCAAAATGCTGATACCCGGGTTCGGTGGGTTACGCGGAAGGAGGCCGATTTACTTATTGAAGCCGCATCTGAATTTGCGCGCCGACCTCATTTACGCAATTTCATTCGATTGGCGCTGCATACGGGTTGTCGGAAAAACGAGCTATTAAAATTGGAGTGGACAAGGGTTGATTTTGAGCGTTCGCTAATTCAGTTGGAACCTGAACATACGAAAAACAATAAACGTAGGGCTTTGCCGTTGAATGCGGAAGCCATCTCAGCGTTGCACGATCAGCGTGTTTGGCTGGCGGAGAACGTTCCGGGCGCACGGTGGGTTTTTTCCGTTGAAACCGGGGCGCGGATTACTACTATTCAGAAGGGTTTTGAGTCGGCGTGCCGTCGAGCTGGAATTAACGATTTCCGGATACATGATTTGCGACATACGTTTGCGTCATGGTTGGTGATGTCGGGTGAGTCGTTGTACGTCGTGCGGGATTTGCTTGGACACTCGTCGGTCACTGTCACGGAACGCTACGCGCACCTTTCTCCGCATCAGGGCCGGGCCGCCGTGCAGCGATTGCTGTGCTTTTGATGTCGGTGATACGGCTCGCCCTGTATTTCCTTACGAGCTGAAAAAGAGAGTGCTTCCGACGTTCACCGGGAGGTCCTGACCGCCGGTATGTCGTATGCGGCGTTGATGGCCGAGAGGCGGGATGCTCGATCTATGACGTCATCAGCAGAGGGGCAAGTCGGGGGAGTAGGTAGCACGCGGTGGATCGCAGGAGCGGTTGCCGCCTAAAGGTTAGCGAGGATTGGCCGAAATATGTCCTAGGTCTACCTTACGTTAGAACACGTCGAACATACTGCGTCGCAGCATTGATGTGGCTGTATCATAGTGATACTTTTACTGCGGTGCTGGCGTTAGCATCGGCCGCAAACATTTTCGGACGAGCATGAAATTACCGAAGCGGCTCACAAGCGAGCCTGTACTCGAAGCGATATTTGAAATCCGGTTCCGCGCAAGGACGCCGGTGGCGAGCATCTTGCCTGGCGTATTGTTTACGAAATTGAAAGCCGAGCGCGTCGAACAACTGCCAGCTGCTAACCTTCCGGAGTTGTCGCGGCAAGCTGATCCGATATTTCGGGTGCTGGCTGTTCAGAAGGTCCATTGGGACACGTTCTTCATCTTGATCGGCGACGAGTCGTTGGCGATTGGCTGCAAGTTACCTTACCCAGGTTGGACTAAGTTCGGGGCCGCCATTGGTGACGTCTTGACGGCTGTTGCGGATACAAATCTGATCGAGGCGGTGAGCCGCTATTCGATAAAATATATTAACCTTCTCGAAACCGATAACTCTGCCGACGCTTTGTCGAAGCTGAATTTAGAGATAAAGGTTGGCGATGGCAGCCAAGAAAATATAAATTTTCAATTACGAGTAGAGTTAGCACACAATAAATTCATATCTGTTGTGCATGCGATAGCCAGTGCGAATGCGCAGCTAGCGGATACCAGCATTTCAAAAAGCGGAACAATTATTGACATTGATACTATTTTCAACTGTGAGTCAGAGATACCATTTGGCGAATTCCTAGCACAGTCGTCCGATTTGGCAAAAGAAATACATGAAGCAAATAAAACATTATTCTTTCAATGCTTGAAAAGCAAAACTATCGAATCCTTGGGGGCCGAGTATGAATAATTTCACACTGACCGGCAACGGCCAAAGCTATCGCATCCCGTCGCTTTTTGCGGCTGGGGTTCTTGCTACGGGAATGATTCATGCGCCGATCCGCCTTGGTGGGTTGGCCGAGTTGGCGCAGGAGAACGTTGGTCGTAACGTGCCATATACGGCTGTCCAATGGTCCGATACGGCCGCTGTAGGTGGGCAGATTATCGTTTCTATTCCAGAGCGGTCATTTGAAGCTGAAATGGCTTCGTTTTATAGTCGCCTGCTAAGCGCTCAGCGCCCATTGGGGGAAGAGTTTCAAGCGGTGCTAACGGAGAATCTTTGGGATCTTTACGCTGACTGATCATGTCCATCAGCTTTGAGAGGCTTGAGGATCACATCCCGCCATATCTGACAAAGCAAGCGAAAGAGGGATTGGCTAAGGCATTGGCTGATTTTCCCAGGGCGATTGGTTATTATTTGAATCGCTACTGGGATGAGCTTTTGCAAGGTGACGGCTGGGCTGGGCTTGACGTTGTTAACCTTGAAAGCGGCGATCGGAAAAAAGTCAAAGGGATCGTATTATCAAACAGTTGCGATATTGATGTTGGGAATGATCGCGCTATCCCTCCTCGTCTCGTGTTTGCTCCACTGGTATCACTGGATCGGTACGTTGAAAGTCTGAGGGGAGCGGGGATTGAGGCTGGTTCTATAGAAAACAAATTGCAAGCCATTCGCGAGCAAAGCGTAACGTCAATATTTTACTTACCGAAAGGTAGCGCATTGACGGAAGAATGTATCGCGCTGCTCGATAACTTACACACCGTGCCGTTGGATCGTTTTACTTCAGACAAGGATCGGAAGAAGCTGTTCACCCTTGACACGGTGGGCTTTTACTTATTCTTGTTTAAGCTCTCCGTGCACTTCTGTCGCTTTCACGAAAACGTAGCACGTGAAGAGGAGCCTCAGCGCGGCTGATGTGCCACTCCCGGCGGGGAGCTTTACTACGTCATGAAGTTACTGAAAGGACGACGCTATGGATTGGCCGAAGTGTCGCGAGGCTAGTCGATAGGTGACGTAGGGCAGACCAAAGTGATGATAGGTAGCGTGCTACTGTTGAGGCATACTGCCCTCCGAAGGCAGGGGTTGCTGGTTCGATCCCAGCCGGGCGCGCCAAATCTAGCAAGGCTTTCAGCGGTTCCCTCCCCCCGTCGTTGCCACTAGGTGTAGCTAAAGTACACCTACCATCTGCGTCGGAGCGCCTGTCGCCGGCAACTCGACGACCTGCGCCACCTCCGTGTGTGATGCAACCCACTGCGCCAAATGGTCAGCCGACAGGTGGGCGTACCGCTGCACCATCTCCATCGTTTCCCATCCCCCGAGCTCCTTGAGCACCTGTAGCGGCGTGCCGCGCTGGACATGCCAGCTCGCCCACGTGTGCCGCAGGTCGTGCCATCGGAAGCTCCGAATGTGGGCCCGCTTCAACGCCTTGCTCCATGCTGCTGTCGTTGTCTGGTGAACCGGCGCGCCGCGGTACACGAACACGCTCTCGACGTACTCGGGCTTCCGCCTTTTCGCCAGTTGCCGGCGCAATACCGCAATCGCCGTTTCCGACAGCGGAACCGTGATCGCCTTGCGCGCCTTCGCCTGATCCGGATGAATCCAGGCCACGCGGCGCACCAGGTCGACTTGCGACCACTGCAGGCCCGTTACATTGGCGCGGCGCAGCCTTGTTTCGAGGCTGAACTGCGCCATCGCCGCGAGGTGGTCCGGCAGCTCGGACAGCAGGCGGTCAGCCTCGGCCCGGCTGAGCCACCGAATGCGCTTCGCGACTGCCTTCGACGGTTTGCGGACCGGCGCCCGAACAAGCCAGCCGCGCTCGACCGCCGCGTTCAGGACCGCAACGATGACACCAACGACACGGCGCACCGTGCCTTCGCTCACCGTCCGGCCGACCAGCTGCGGGCCGGTGCGCGTACGGACGATGATCGGCTCTTGGCGCTTCGCACGCACAATCGTGTCGATTCGCTCTCGGTCGATGTCATCCAGCAACACGCCCGACAAGTGTTTGTCCAGCCAACGCAGGTGCGTTTTCGTCGTGTCGAGGCTTGCAATGCCTTCGCGATCGCTCAGGTACTCGATGACGGCGTCATTCCAGGTGTATTGCGGCTTGTGGCCGAGTTTCGCCTGATCCCAAAGGCTCGCCTTCAGGCGGTCATGGAATTCCTGCGCTTTGGCTTTGTCGCTGGTGCCAGTGCTGCCCTGTAACGGCGATCCGCCTCCAGGTGGGTACAGCTTGTAATACCAGTTCGAACTTCTCTCTCGTTTGTAGAGCGACATTTTTCTACTTCCTCCAGCAGATCGCCCTGCACAACTCGCGGAGTCCATTCTCCAGCGAGGTAGCGCTGCAAGGCAACCGTCGAGAACATCCAGCGCTTGCCGACTTTGCGGCCAGGGAGCGTGCCGGCCTTCGCCTTCAGACGCACCGTCTCGGGGTGTGCGCCTAGCAGCGCAGCGGCTTCGATCAGGTCGATGGTTTTCATCGGCTGCGCTCCTGCGTGTGGCGTGGAGGGAGCACAGGCAGCGCAACACGTGGACACGTGGTTTGCATGGTGATGCTATCTAAGCCCTTGATTTTTAATGCCTCGCGCGCCATCAATTGCCACCATTCGGGCGTTTCCGGCTCGTGTAACTCATGGCCTAAAAAATAGGCAGCATGCCAAATTGATGGCAAATCAACCCCGACTCGTGGTGTCACGTTTGGGCCGATTCCTCGCCATTCTTCGCTTTCTTTCTTCTTCTTTTTCAATGAATTAAAGAGAGAAGAGGAAGGAGCGATGGCGGCCGGCGCAAAAACCGGACACGTGGCAAAAGCGGCCCGACTCATGGCAAATTCGTCGTGACTCGTGGCGGTAGTCCTCTCAATAATCAACGACTTACGAGCGGACACCTCCGAAAACCACGGGTTCTGTGCATTGCCTGCCCGTTCCCAACGGCAAAACCCGTCCGCATGGCCCCGCGTCCTCTCGGCTCGTGCCGTTGCCCGGCCATTTCGACTCGCGGGGGGTACGGGGGGACGCGAACAGCACGGCGGCCGCATGACGACGTGCGCCGATCGCTGCGCGCATTTGCACAGGCGTTGGAAACCCGATTTCAGGGCAGCTGCGCGGCCAGCATGAAAGAGGCAAGGGGCACGGCCGCGCGGCGGCCAGATCGGCTGAGAGGGCGTCATGCGTGACTCCCTTGCAGTGCATCGGTGGCAAGGTCCTCGCGCACGGCGACGTGCAGTCCGAACGCGGCAAGGCGCTCGAGCGAAACCGGCGTGAGGTAAGGCACCCGGCGGGTGTAAATGCGTCGCTCGACCTCCTTCTCACCCACGACAACGCCGGCGTGCTTGAGCTGCGCCTTGAACACGCGGTCGGACTTCACGGGAAGGCCGTTCCATTTGTCGCGCAGCGCGCTCGTGTGGGCGATGTGGTCCATCACGTGACCTGTGCGCAGCAGGAGGCAGAACTCGCCGTCGACGGTATCGAAGGTGTAGGGGTGCTTGTAGTTGCCGCCGTCGATCTCCGACAGCGCCGTTTCCATGATCCAGACCCACGGCTCGCGATCGGCGCTGGTTTCGGCGATGTGGCCGTTCATCTCGGCGACCAGGTCGCGCGGGAAGTCGCCTTCGCTCGGGTCCATGCCGGCGAACTCGCACAGGTAGCGCCAGGCCAGCGCGACGGCGGCGTAATTGCCGGCCATGCGTGTCGCGCCATCGTCGTGGCCGCTCGCACGGCAGTTGGCGAGTGCCTTGTCGCGCATCGCAGCGTATTGGTCGAGCACGGCGCGCTTGTCCAGGCCGGCGAGGAACTCGAGCCACGGTCGAACCGGGAAGCGAGGCAGGTCGTCAGGCAAAAGCGGCCCGCGCTTGCCCGTCAGCGTCGTTCGCACGAGCTTGCCGAGCAGGCTGCGCACTGGCACGTCCTCGCCGGCCAGCATGACGGGCGCGCACAGAAGGTATTCGGTCATGTCGGAGCCGCGGCGCGTGACCGTGTACTGGTAGTTCTCCTGCAGCAGCCCGACGGCCTTGTCGATCACGTCCTGCCGGCGCGCGGACAGTTCTTCCCATCCGACCGGGTGGCTCGTGTGGCTGATGCTCGTTAGCAGCCGAAACTCCGTTTGCAGCGACTGCCCGGAGAACATCGTGAAGGCAAGCGAGCGCTCGAGGCGCTTGATGAGCGTCGACTTACCCGCGCCCTTGTTCGCCTGGATCGTGATGTGCGGCCAGAAGCCGAGCAACGCCTTCAGGTGGCCGCCGAGCGCCCATACGAGCGCGATGGTTGCGGCGTTCTGCTTGAACGTTGTCTGGTAGGCCGCGATGACGCGGCGCGCGTCGCCGATCGGGCCGTTCGGAAACGTCAGGTTGTGGTACGGGCACTGCTTGTCCGCTTCGGTGAAGTAGCAGTCCGGGCCTTCGTTGACGATCAGGCGGCCGTCGCGCCAGGCGAGCCCGACGAAGTTCGCCGCCTGGCGCGCGCCAAGATCGGCGCCACGCTCGAGGATGTTCACCATCCGCTTGAACGGTGCCGGCGCCCAAATCGGGCCGAACTTGCCCCACTGATCGACGTTGTGGAGCTGGTCATCGAGCATCACGCGACGGATGAGCTGCGCACCGTGCCGCGGCGCCTGCACAGACACCGCGAAGTAGACGGTGGGTGCCTGGTCGGCGTCGCCGGTCATCGTCGACGTTGCGCTCGCGACCGAGACACGGCTGATCGAGGCGATGCGAAAGCCGCACAGATCCGTCGTGACAGGCGTCTCGACGCCGCTTTCGTCGTTGCGCTCCATCTTCGTGATGTAGCTCATGAAGTCGAGCCGCGCGCGGAAGCGCCAGTATTGCGCGAAGTCGTGCGACGGCAGGTAGATGCGCGGCCGGCCGCGGCGTGTGGCGTCGCCGGCCATGCCAGCGATCAGCCACGGCTCGTACTGTTCGAGCGCGCGTGCCAGCTCGGGCGCGCCGAGCAGTTGCAGGTAGTCGTTGACGTCGTTGATTGGTTTTCGCGCTGACTCGCCTTCTGCGAGCTCGGCGAGCCACTCGGCCTGGTCGACGAGCACGGCGCTGATGTTGAGGCTCGTCAGTCGCTCGTACAGTGCCCACATGCCTTCTGGGCCGGGGCGATGGCCGGCGCGTGGGTGGCCGTCCGGGAACGGTTCGTCATTGTCGAGGCAGATCACGACTTGCTTGCCACGCAGGAACGAGAAGTCGATCGCGTCGACGTTCGCCAGGCCGCGCAACGCGAGCGCCGCGGTGCCCGGAAGCGCGCACGTGTCGACCGACAGCGCGTTGATTGCGCTTTCGACCACGATTACGCGCTTCGCTTGGTCGAGCTTGCGAGGGACGGCAGTCCAGAAGTAGCCGGACTTCTCACCTTGGGTTTGCGTCTTGACGCCGCCGTTGAGTGTTGGATCGAGATAGCGCATGTCGACGGCAACGATGCGACCGTCAGCGGGCGCGCGCACGGCAAACGCAGCAGCGGAGCCGCCATGACCGACTTCGCCGGGCGACACCCTCGAGCTCGTCCAGTCGTTGAAGCCGAGCGTTTTTGCGTTGAGCGCCGCGTCGATCACGACATCGGAAATGCTGCGGCCGACGAGGTACTCCCGGACGCGATTGCGTTCCGCGAAGCATCGATCGGCGATGAATTCGACGGTCGATTTCTCGCGGTGCTCGGCCGGCACCGGCTGGTCGAATGGAATCGCAAAGGCTTCGTGCAGGTAGCGGATTGCATCGGCGACGGTGCCGCCGCGCGCGTGCATCACCAGGTCGACACACGAGCCGCCGACGTTGGCGCTATGGTCGCGCCAACCTGTGCCGTGCTTCGGGTGCTTGACGTAGATCGACAGGGATGGGCTCTTGTCCTCGTGCTGCGGCGAGTGGTAGAGCGCATTGTCGCCGCCTCGGCCGCGTTTGAGGCCGAGGCGGTTGGCGAGGTCGTGCAAGTCGATGCGTTGTTTCAGTTCGTTAATCGAAGCCATCGTTACGCTTGCCCTGTTCCTTCCGAAGCGGCTGCGATCGATTCGCGCGACCAGTTGTGCGAGACGAAACGGCGCTGGCTGCGCTGGTGGGCGCGGATGGCATTGGTGCAGTCGTCGGCGCTTGGCGGGCTGATTTGACTCAGCACGACGACGCCTCGGTATCGCAGTTCGTAGCGCGTGTAGATCTCGCTGTGGACGTGGATGCGCTGCACGGTGTGGCGGCCAAGCGTGAGCGGTGTCGAAGTGCGCAAGGCGAGCGGCTGGTAAGGATTGCGGGATCGCGGATAAAGGCTGTTGTTATTCATGTTGATCTCCCTTGATGTGAGTTACGAATCTGCGAAAGGACTGCCGATCGACGGCGGATCGAACAGCACGATTTCGATTGCGCGAGCGGACTGGCTGAATCCGAGAACGGACAGACTTCCGGAGACGGTCGCAAGCAGCAGCGACAGCGTGCGGGCGCGTGCTTCACTGCCGGCGCGGTTGTTGAAGGGCAGGTTGTGTGCGGCGCGCTGAATGAGGGCGGCGAGCAGTGCATCGTCGAGGTTTGAGGAGGAATAGCTCATGGCTCACCACTCCCCCGCCAGGCCGCCTAGCCGATACAGGAGACTCTTGATTTCCAATTGCAGGAGGGTGTCGGCCCAGGTGCCGCGCGTGGTGCTCGGCAGTTCGACGATCATTTCGAGCAACCAGCGTCGATTGATATCTTTCAGCGAGTTCATCGTTCACCCCTCGGCAACACAGACCAGGCTGACGCAGTCAACAGGTCAACGAGCGCGCCAGCAAAGGTGCGCAGGCCGATACACAAAGGCAGCGCGTAGCGGATCGTGAATGTCATCAATCTCTCTCCTTCATCCGCTCGACAGTGCGATTGAATGCGTTGCGATCAGCCCACACCACGATCCCTACTTTCCCGGTATCAAGGAGTACGTCGTTAGGCGTGAGCGCCTCTGTCTCGATCGTGATGCGCGAGCCATCCCGCAACCTCTTGATATTGGTCATGCAGTGACTGAGAAGTTGAAACGCCATGTTGTCGTCGCCGATCTCGGCGATAAATTCGGTGAGGGTCATCGTGTTACCCCCGCGGCGGAACGGACCAAGCCAGCGCAACAATCAGCGCGACCAGGGCGCTTGCGGCGACCGCAAGCGACAGCAGCGACCCGTGCCGCAGTTGTTCGAAGCGGCGCAATACGCCGGCGGCGGCGAAGCTCAGACCGGCGAAGGAGAAGGAGAGCATCAGCAGCACGCCGATGCCGAAAACGTAGTCTTTCATTTGATGGGTCTCGGGTAAGGGCGCCGGCGTCCGGCGCGGTTGGTGTCAATCGTCGAAGTCGCCGGCGGCCAGGCGTTTTGCGTCGAGGCGAAGGAACCGTCTGTGGTCGCGCTGCTGCAGGGCGCGTGCCGCACTTTCCACGACGATCCGCACGGCGCGGTGACGCATCGAGGTATCGAAGTCGCCGACCATGCGCAGCCGCTGCCATGCGGCGCGCAGATCAGCGTCGGTGAGCGGCGCTTGCATGGCGATCAGTGCAGGAGCGCCAACATCGGTTTGAGTACCGGCATGCCGGCGCCGCCGTCCCACTGGCAGCGCACGACGTAGCCGAGCCGGCGAGCGGCGTCGCGAAAGACCAACGGGTCGACGTCGGCTTCCCACAGGTCGCGCAGATAGGCGCGGCGGCGCTCCATCGAGCGCAGAAGGCCGTAAGGGGCTGGGAAGAGGATCAGCGGAGCAGAGGCAGCACGAGCCATAGCGGTCTCCTCGTTCAGTTGATGAGCAGTTGCTGCTTGAGGGCGGGGGCGATCGCCTCGAGCGGGGATACCGGCATGCCGAGCAAGCGCGAGACATCGCGCAGATTGGCGTACAGCTCGGCGGCAACGCCGCGCTCGGTGGACTTGGCGATTTCTTTCGCGAGCGTGCCGCGATAGCGAAGCGCGGTGAGGCGTTGGGAGACGGTCAGGCGGCCGATGCTTTGCGGCACGAGCCGGCCTTCGAGCACGTCGAGCACCCAGGCGCGGAAGGCCTTGGCGCGCTCGGTGCGCGCGAGCATGCCGAGCAGGTAGCAGCCGCGCGGGCTGAAGATGCAAACCTGCTGGCGGCCGCCGGCGGTGTCGAGCTCGACGAGTTGGGTCATCTCGTCGGTGAATTCGTCGGCGTTGCGGTCGTGCAGCGTGTTGATGGAACCACGCTTTTCGTAGTCCAAGGCTGCCTCAATCTGAGGTGCCCTTAGCCACGGCACACCATGAATATCGACCACGTCGAACTCGACGCTTTCAAACACAAGAACGGCGGTTGAAGACGCTTGCTGCATGTGTTTCTCCTTTTTGCGGGCAAAAAAATCCCCTCGCGCCGTTTAGGCACGATGCGAGGGGACAACTGGGGATCGGTTTGTGGCGCTAGACGGGCAGCTCTAGCTGTTGCGCGATGCGCTCACGCACATGAGGCGAGAGCGGCAGATTGAGCGAGAGATTCGGGGTCGCCGACGGCGAGAGCGTGCGGGCGAACTCCATGTTCACGACGTAGGTGTGGCCGCACTCCGGGTTGTTGCACATGAACGTCACCTCCCGGAAGGTCAGGGACATATCCCGGCTGCTGCGCGCGGTGGCGCGTGTGCGGCAATGGGGGCAGCGATTCAGGATTCTCATGAGAGCTTCCCTGGACGGCACTCGCCGTAACCGCGGCGGGCGCATTCGCAATGCACGCCGACTTCGCCGAGCGTGGCGACGGCATCGAGGTATTTGCGGGTGACGAGCACGAAACCCACGGATGCGACGAGCGTGTCGATCTTGTCGATGACGACGCCTTGCCCGCCGCTCAGGAAGCGGCTGACCTGGGAATCGTCCCAGCCAAGGGCTGTTTGCACGTCTTGGCGCTTCGGGCCGTGTAGTGCTTGGCGCAGCGCGGGCTCAATCAGGGCGGGGTTTCGCATGGCTCAATGTCCTGCAACGTTGGTTGAGTGCGGCTGGGTGGCCGAGCGCCTAAGCTTTGCCTTGTATCGTTCGATTCCTTCGAGGAACACGGCTCTCGTGATTTGGGACATCGAACGTTTCTCTTGGCACGAGAGGTATTCGAGCGCGCGCCGTTCTTCGGGCATGAGGCGCACATAAACAGGTTTGGGCGATAGCACGCCGCGAGGCTGGCGGCTCGGGCCTTTGGGCTTAGTCATGGCGGGTATACTTTCCTGGATAGCCTTTCGTTACGTAAGGATAGTGTATTGGGTTCGAAAGTACCCGTCAATAAAATTGGGCTTAAATGGATACGGTGGGGAAGCGTTTGCGTGAAGAGCGCTTACGGGTTGGCCTTAGTCAGGATGAGTTCGCGGCTATCGGCGGGCTCGGGCGAAAGTCTCTGGGGCTCTACGAGTCCGACGAAAGGGCGCCCGACACGAATTTCCTGTTGGCTCTTCGAGGTATTGGCGTTGACGTCTGGTACGTGCTGACCGGCCAGACGTTGGTGGATTCGCTCACCTCGGAAGAGAGCGAGCTGGTGAAGCGCTGCCGTTTGGGCAAGGAAGCGCAGACGTCAGGCAGCGAACTGACGCAAGACGAGCGCGAAATTCTCGATGCCTACAACCAGCTCAACGAAGCCGGAAAAGCCACCATGCAAGCGATGCTGGAGACTTGGGTGAATACCGGTGCGCTGACGCAGACGGGCCAGCCGCCAGCGCCTGAACGTCGCGTCAAGCGTCTGTCTGAAAACCGGCGTGCGGCGCTTGATGCTCGAGCGGCAGAAAACGTCGAGCGCGCGATGCAACTGGTTGCGGCCGAGCGCGCAGAACGATCGGCACGATCGAAGAAAGGGCCTGGCAAATAATCGCTACTGTTCCGCGTCACGCCGCTCGCGGCGCAACGCCCGGACTACGTGACTTATTGCCGCGAGCGCATCTTCCGCGCTTGCCAACGCGTCAACTTCTGGCGGGGCAGAGTCGGCGCGTTGTGGCTTGTCCGATAGACCGGACAAGCTTTGCGCAAATACGCCGATGGCGGCATGCAGGTATTCGCCGCGTTCTGTAAGGTACAAGTCGCGCAGGCCAACTTTCCTGTTCAGCAATGAGAAACCGAGGAATTCCTCTAATTCGGCGATCCGCTTGCTGACGGCGGGCCTATGTATGCCCATTGCATTGGCTGCGTCGGTAAAAGACTCGTGGCGCGCTATTTCAAAAAAATCGCGCAGAAGATTCCAATTCAACCCGTCGTGCCTTGGTCCGACCATCGCTAAAGGCTCTCCGCTTGCCACGCCCCGCAAAGGCACGAACTTGCAAGGGCTTAAGTTTTCTCGTTAATCAATAAGCATAAGAGTGTAACTTTACAAGCACCTTTAGCGTTCCCTGTGGGTTTCATTCCAAAATCCGTTCGTTTCTGACGTAATGCTGGTCGTGGACTGTTTTCCGCGAACGCTTCATGTCGCGGAATCCGGTCTCACGTGACATCGCGTAGGGACAGTAGAGGGGGAAGAAACTCAAAATGAATAGCGGAAGTGGTAGAGCAGATAATAAGCACTGCGATAAGATTGAATGTATGGAGATGCCGGCAAGCGTTAAGAATCGGTGCGCTGCTGAACATGATCAGGACGTTGTTCTGAAAGCCGTTGACTGGGCAATAGGCCAGCTTGCAGTCGCGCTTGAATGCGCATCACAGGCGATGACTGAACTTCGGACGGTGCGGTCTGCGCTGAACCACGGCGAAGCAAGGGACGCAATTAACTCAATGGGGGACCAATGAAAGAATTCGTTTTGCTGACCGCTGCGATTGCGGTCTGGGTGCTTGTTTGGACTGTGCTAGCAAAATATTGGAAGCGTAAGGGACATGGCGCGCTGCTCGCACACATGTCTGCTGGGGTGTCGGGGTTCGTGGTTTGCTCAATCCTTTTCATCGCGGAGCTGTCGGGCAAAAGCGCACCGGGCGACGGGAAGTCTTCCGTTGACGCGTCAGCGCCGAAAGCGGCGGTGGTGCAGGCAGCGCAAAAAAATGAAAGCGGGAGCAACGTTCCACAGGCGGGGGCGAAGGTTGAGCCCGACATGCCCGTCGCTTTTACTGGAGCGGCGAGCGAAGGAGCCGTAACGGCGGAAAATTGGCCGAAGTCGGTGACAATCGTGCTACCTGTGAGCGAGGACGAAAAGCGCTACATGGCCGACTATGTTTGCCTCGACGAATCCGAATGCTACGGCCCGAAGCGATTCCAGCGCTACATTTTCAAACGCTATCCGGGTCTCGCTCGCGTCCAGTATCACCCGCTGCTGGAGGATGCAAGCGACAGCGAGCTTGTGTCGAACAGGAAAGAGAACTTCTTCCAGAGTCTCTATTTTTCGAAGCAAATCCAGCTTGCGAACGGGCAGAGTCTGTACGATTTCATGCGCTCGTGCAGCCGTGGTTTCACAGCACTCGATGCCGCTGAGGTTGGTTACGACGAGAAAATGAAGGCACCATATTTCGACTTGCAGTACTTCCCGACACTACGGCGCGCTGATACAGGCGAGCCGATAGAACTGCAGATTCTGTTTGAGCGTCGGGGAGACAAACTGATCGCGCGAAGCCCGTTCTTTACTTCGAATGCGCTTCGATATTCGGATTTTCTGCGGCGGCATAACGTAACGTGCTGGAACAAGGGCACGATGGCGGAATGATTTGGGGCGTTATCGGCCGCGCCTGAAATGCGTCCGATGCCGGTCGGTCGTCGGATCGTCGCGCATTTCGAGCTCGAGCGCCGTCGTGAATCCGCTTTCGCCGATCGTATGTGTCGCCTTCTTCACGAGCCACGGCGTCTCATCGATTTCCGGCTTGAAGCCCGCCACGGTCACCGGCATTTCCGGAAAGAGCTCGGCGCGGCCGAGCGCGAGCGTGTAGCTCATGGTGGCCTGGCTGCGCTGGGTGCGCGCGTATTCGGCCTGCGCCGCGGCTCGCGCTTCGGCTTCGGTCGCATAGTCTTCCGGCAGCACCTTCACGTTCTTGTTGTTCTCTCCGCCGACGATCACCGATTTGCGCTTCGCCTTGCCGTTTGAATGGTAGTGCGCGCGCACGGCCGAATAGCTCTCGCGCTGCGCGATGTGGTAGCGGTGCTGGTCGCCGCTCGAACGGGTGAGGTTCAGCACGTCCAACGCCTTGCCGCTCACGGTCTTGCCGGTGCCGATCGGCATGAAGAGCAAGCGCAGATCCTTCACGTTCATCACGGCGTCGTAGCGCTTCGCCAGGCGCGTGAGAAACGACATATCGGACTCGTGCGTCTGGTCGATATGGTCGATGAGAATCTTCGCCAACCTGTCGCCGACGGCGGGCGTCAGCTTGTGGCGGCCCGCGATCGTGCGCACGATCGCGCCGATCGTCTGCCGGTGCCAGCTCCTTTCGCGGCGCTCGTGCATCCCGTCCGTCATCGAAGCCGAACGCGCGCGAATCGTGATGATGTCCGGTGCCCCGCTGTGTTCCACCTCGTCGACAGTGAACGTCCCCTTATCGACGAGCGGCTCGCCGACCCATCCGATCGACAGCTTGATATTCGCGCCGCGCTTCGGGATGGCGAAGGTGTTGCGTGAATCGTCGAGCACCAGGTCGAGCATGTCGGATTCGTCGGCTCGGGACTCGGAGAGCGACAGGCTGATGAGACTGGGCGCGATCAGGTTCGACAGATCGCGGCCGTCGAGCGTGATGCGATAGTCGGCTCGCGGCTGCACGCGACCGGCACGTGCTCGCTTGTCCGTGGCCTGGGCGTCCTGCGCGGTCATGCGGTTGCCGCCTTGTCCTGCTGTGGCTTGGCCGATAGCTGACTGTCGTCGACGCGCTTGAGCGTGAGATTAAACTCAATCTTGCGCGGGATACCTTCTTTCGTGTGGTACGTCGCGGTTTCGTCCAGGCTGTCGATCACGTACGCGCCGTAGACGTTGCCGATCCCGTCGACGAGCACGTAGGCGTCGCCGGCGTCACCCATGCGCGCGAGCTCGTCGATCGAGGCGATCGTGCCAATTCCGTTATCGGGTGCCACCATGCCGTTGAGGGTGATCGTGTCGTCGCCGGCGCCGGTGAACTGGCTGGCGTCGCGCGTGCCCACTCGCGAGCTCGTGCGGTGCTTCCAGTTGCGCCGGCGCTGAAGTTCCTTGTAGGGCGTGGTCGCGAGGCTGAACACGAACTGATCGAGCGACATCATCATGGGTATTTTTCCTTCTGCGGACGGTCAATCGGACAGGCGAGAACCGAGACGCGACAACTTCGCGCGCTCTGCCCGCTCGAGCTCGGCGCGCACCATGCGGCCGATTTCCGTCGCGTCGACGCCGGCCGGCGGGTAGATGTTGATGGTGATCGGCGCGGCTGCGGTGGTGATGCTCGGCGCCGCCAGCGCGGCGGCGATCGGCGGGTGCCGGTCAATTGGCACGGACGGACGCACAAGCGGCACGGCCTGTGAGAGCTGCGTGCCGGCGGCGATGGCCGGCGCACCGAACGAGGTAGCCGCGACGGTCGCGAGCGCCGCGGCGGCTCGTGCAACGCGCCCATGTTCGCCTTCCATGCCGATCGCCGCGCCCTGGCTAATGAAGCCGCCCAGCTCGCCGAATACGCGGCTCGGGCTGTGGATGCCGAGCTTTTCCTTGAACCACGCGACGGTCGAATCGGCAACGTTCGTGATCGCGTCCTTGACCGCGCCCAGCCCGCTCGTGATGCCGTTGACGAGGCCTGCAAGGAGGTTCGAGCCGAACGTCGAAAACCTCGCCGGCAGCTCGACGCCGAACCACGACAGCACCGCGGCGAACGCTCGATAGAAGAGGCCGAGCGGCGACCAGTTGACGACGAGCGCGCCGATGCCCGATAGCCCGCCGGCGAACGCCTCGCGCACGGAGCCCCACAGGCCACCGAAGAAGCCCTTGATTGGCTCCCAGTACCGATAGAGCAGAAGCGCGGCGAGCGCGATGCCCGTGATCGCCAAGCCGATCGGGTTCATCAGCATCGCCCGCCCGACGAACATGACGGCGCTGCCGAGCAGCCTGAACGCGCCCGCGCCCATGCCGAGCCCGCGCGCGAGGATGCCGCCCTGCATGCCGAGAGTTGTCATGCTGAAGCGGAGAATCGCCATCGGCCCGAGCACGCCCGCAAGCGCGATCGTCAGTGTTCCGGCGACGACGAGCAGTGATGCGAGCACCGTCAGCACCGTGACAATGACCTTTGCGGCGGTGCTGTGCTCGCGCATGAAGCCCACGACCTTCTCGGTCGCGGTGGCGGTTGCCTGCAACGCCGCGTTATAGAGCGGTGACACCTTCTCGCCGAGCTCGAGCTTCAGATCCCGCAATTGAGCGAGCGCCGCAATTTCACGACCTTGCGTGATTTGTTGGCCCTTCGCGTGCAGCTCGTCGATGCCGTCGGCGCCGGCGTTGAGTCGCTCGTTTTTGTGGACCTGCTCGCGCTGCATGTACATGGTCGAGAACAGGTTCGCCGCGGTGCGATTTGTGAAGATCGTCGAAATCATGTCCTTCACCCTGTCCGGGTCGGTGATGCCCTTCGCGGCCAGCTTCGGTAGCAGCACCTTTTCGAGCCATTCGAGCGGCGAGGCCTTCAGCATGTCGCCGCCCTTCAGCGCCCCCGGCTTGATCTGCTTAATCATGCCGATCTTGTTGTACTCGACCATCTTCGGGTCCAGCAGGCCAAGTGACATCATCTGTTTTGCGGCGCGCACGGTGGTCTTGCCCTGGTAGACGTTGCTGTACGCGGACATGAGGCCCGTGCCGACAGCGTGCCCTCCCATTTCCTGGATGAGCGGCTCCATCTGGTAGTAGAACGCGTCCTTGCGCAGTTGCTTGGCGGCTACGCCACCGGTCTGGATGAAGTTACGCCACTCGTCTCCTCCGACCCGGCCGCCGGTCGCGGTGAGCACCTTCTGCACCATGTTCGCTTCATCCTTGAACGTCGCTTCGTCCTTGGTGCCGCCGCGCAGCTCGATCACCTTCAGCATGTTCAAGAACTTCTCTTCGTTCCCGTGCGCGTCGTCCGCGCCGAACATGGCTTCGTTGGCGAACTTCATTTTCGCGAGCGTCGGCATCACCATTTGCGCGTGATGCTCGTCGGCGAAGATCGTCAGCGAGTCGCGCATCATGGTCAGGTTGTCGGTGGTCGCCACGCCATACATCTTCATCGCGCGGGCGTACTTCACCGCGTCGGCGGTCGCGTGATCGCCCAGCCCCAGGGCCTTGATACGCATGCCTTCGTTCTCGGCCTTCTTCGACTCGTCGAGCGTCTCGCGCAGGTCGCCGAGCATGTGTACGCCCGTGCTCTTCGCCGCGTAGCCGCCGACCGCCATCCCAGCGGCTACGCCCTGCATAGCGTGCATCTTCGTGCGAGCAGCCGCGACACGCTTCTCGCGCTCACCGAGCGCCTCGAGCTGGCGCACCTGGTCGTTCATCGCCGAGGTGGTCGACGTGATGCTCGCGCGCAGCTCGCGCTCGTGCTGGGAAAGGTTGCGCGTGTTGATGCCCGCGCCGGCAAGTTGGTCGCGCAGCACGCGCACGCGGCCCGACTGCTTCTCGTGTTCGACAGCCAGGCGTGCGGCGCTCTGCTTGGTCTTCTCGAACTCGGCGATCATCTGGCGCGACGGCGGCGCGACGGCGGCCCGACGGCGCGCAGCGACCCGGCGAGCTCCGTGACGCGGGCGCGCGCCGCGGAAAGCTGTGAGGCGGTCGCGGCCAGGCCGCCACGCATCTCGCGAAACTCGGCGATGCGCTTCTGCGTCTTGCCCATCTCTGCCAGCTCGCGGCGCGTTTCTTTCAGCGATGTAGCGAGCCCTTTGTTACCGGCCAGCAGGTTTTTGAGCGGCTTCGTCAGGTTGTCGATCACGTCGAACATGACGCGCAGCTTGAGCGTGTTGTCCATCGTTCGTTGTTTCGTTCATTCAGCGCCGACGCGCACACGCGCCCGCTCGCGCCAGTCCATCAGCTCGGCGAGGCTGAAGGCGTCCATCGTTGCCGGCGTCCAGCCGAACACCGCCGCGATGTCGGCCATTGGGTCTTCTACGCGGTCAGGGAGTCCAGTTTCGACTTCACGGCCTTCGGCATCAAAAAACCCGCGAACAGGCCTCCCAATTGCACGAGGTCGGCCGGGTCGATGTTGGCGACGTCGGCTTCGGTCAATGTCGGCGAGCTGATGCGCGGGAGCACCTTCGTGAGCGCGACGACGTCGAGGCTCACGAGGTCGGAGAGCGATACGCCGCGCAGCTCGCCCGACCGGGGCTTGCGCAGGGCGATCCTCTCGATTGTTTGGTTGCCGCGCACGAGCGGCGTGTCGAGCGTGACGGTGTTCGGATCGTCCTGCGCTGGCGCGTCCGTTACGTCGGTTGCAGTTACATCGGTTACGTCGTCGAGGTTTCTTTTCCTGCTCATGTTGGTCCTGTCGGATGATGAGTGAATGACTGCCCGGCCAGGGCATGTGTTACAGGCCGATCGCCGTGCGCAGCGCGGCGAGCAGGTCGCTACCGTTGATCTTCTCGATCATGTTGATGAAGTCGATCTCGATGACGTCTTCGCTGTTCACGGACAGCTTGTAGTAGCTCGCGACGGTCGTTACCTTGAAGGCGGTGTCTTCCTTCGCCTTGGCGGTGCCGGGATCGATCTCCATATGCCGGCCCTTGACGACGATCTCGATCGAGTCGACGCTCGTCGAGTCTTCGGACTGGTAGCCGCCGGCGAAGCGCAGCAGCACGCCGTCGTGCTTCGTGATGCCGTACTGCGCGAGCACCGAGCGCATGAAACCGCCACAGGTCCATTCGAGCTGGATGCCCTCCTGCCCGAAGTCGACCTTGATCGGGCCGCTCATGCCGCCGCCCTGGTAGTCCTCCATCTTGCGCGTGAGCTTCGGCAGCGTGACTTCTGCGACCTGGCCGGCGAAGTTTTCGCCGTTCTGGAACAGGTTGAATCCCTTGAGTTTGCGGGGCATGCCCATTGTGTTCGACTCCTGGTGGTGCCGTTACGCGTTCACGCGCGCGGCGAAATCGGCGAGATAGCGGTCGGTGATGCGCTGACGCAGCATCAGGTTCTCGAGCGGCGGGGTCGGCGTGTAGTCGTAGTCGATGTACGACTTGCCCGACTTCAGCACGTCGGTGGTGTTCGGCTCCGGGTCGTACCACGACGAGCCGCCGATCAGGTAGCCCAGGGACGTCCATTCGCGGAACTTGCCGTTGATGCTTTCGATGATGTCGCGCGGCAGCGACGGATTGAGCGGCCCGTCGACGACCGTCATCTGGGCTTCGGCGATCGAATCCGCGATGACGTGCGCGGTGCGCGTGTAGTTCTCGAAGGCGAACAGCGAATCGTCCGAGCACGTGCGCGAGCCCCAGAAGCGGAAGCCGTTGCGATTCACGAGCGTGGTGACGTCCTGCTCGTTGAGATAGCCGGCATCGGTTGCCGGGTCCTGAAGGTCCCAGGACACGTCGGCGCTGATGCCCGTCACGCCGTTCACCGCCACGTTGGAGAGCGTCTTGTGCCAACCCGTGTCGTTGTCGATCTTCGCGCGCAGGCCTGCGGCGAAGGCGGGCGCCGGCATAACGATGGTCGAGCTGGTGACGTCGTCCCATGCGAGGAAATCCGGCCAGATCACCATGATTTCGCGCTGACCGAACTGGCGGCGGTAGGCGGCGGCTTCTTCCTTCGTCTTGCAGCCCCACGCCGACACGTAGGCGAATGCCCGCAGCGATTGCGCGATGGTGCCGAACGCGGCGGCGACCGGCTGCGTGTCGAGGCTCGGTGCGGCAAGAATGCGCGGCTTCACGCCGAAGCGCGCCTGGGCCGTCAACAGCGCCTTCATGCCCGTGTATTTGCCTTCGGCCGTGACGGTGCCGATCACGTTCGACGTCGTCTCGGCTGTGTCTTTGCCTTCGGCCACACGCACAACGATCGTCACGGGCTTCGTCTGTCGGCCGATCGCATCGAGCGTGCGATATAGCGTGCCTTTCGTGCCGGCCTTGCCGAGCGCGGCGATCACGTTCGTCACAAGCACGGGGGTGTCGAGCGGAAACGCCGCAGCGTCGGCATCGTCGGCCGTGCACACGACGCCGACGACTGCCGTCGAGACGGTGCGAATCGGGCGGGTGCCTTCGTTGATTTCCAAGACGCGTACGCCGTGGTGGTAATCCTGGGGCATGTTCGGTAACTCCGAGGTGAGAGGAAACGGGGGGACGCTTAGGCGCCTGCCGTCATGAAATCGGGTGCGGCCGGCAGCTCGACCTCGGGCCAAGCGGGCGCATTCGGCAGATCACGCAGCGCTTTCCGGTACGCGAGCAGTGCGTCGAGCCGCGGTTGCGTGAGCGTGGTATCGCCGCGCGCGAACGTCTCGTCTTGATGGCGGGCAATCAGCCAGTCGGTAGCTACGAGGGCGGCATCGCGTTCCGCACGTTTGACGTTGGCGAGCTCGTCGGCCGAGGCCGGCAACGGATCGAGCAAGACCGGTTCGCCCTGCGCGTTGATAGCGAGGCGCTTCCCCTTAGCCTGTCCTTCGAGCAGCACCTTGTGCTGGTCCGAGGTAATGCGAGCGACCAGGGCGCCATTCGGAGGCGGGCTGATCCCGTCGTCGTAGAAGCCGGCAATTGCGCCGGTGGTGTCATAGGCGGCGTATTTCTGGCCCATTTCAAAATCTCCTTCAATAGTTCAATACCCGGCCGCAAGCCAGATCGTCGATTGGGAAACGTAGGAACCACTACCGTTGAGTGTTGCCACGTTGAAGGACGCTTTGGGCGCTGGGCCGCTATTTGCAAATGTCGCATTGGCTGCAATGGCGGCCGACGCCAGACCGTTAGCCAGCATGCAAAAGCACTGATTCGGAAACGCCAACGGATACGTGACGCCGGTATAGCCGGATGACGACGTAGTCATTGCCCCCCACTGGACGATCAGGCCGCCCAGCCAAGTAGGGAACGCAAGATAGCCGGTCTGAGCGAAGGAGAAGGCAAAGCCTGCGCGCAACTTCTTCGGCGTGACGATAGCGGTGTCGTCGGTGCCTGCGTTCGTCTGCGCCTGGCTGGCGACCCTCGCCGTACCCGCATTCGTTTCGCTCGCCCGCTCGGATTTGAACCAGGCCGAACTGATGACGTTCTGGCTGTCATCGCCCGCGGCCGGTGCCGGCACCGTGGAGCCTGCATACAGTGCGAGCGGCCCGCCCATCGCGTCGCCGGACTTCTGCACGGCGTTGGCGACATTGAACGTCGAGAATGTATAGATGGTCAGGGCGTCGTCCGCCACTAGCGCCTGCGTGAATTGGATGTTCACGCCATCGGTGGCGAGGAAGTCGGGCGATGCTGCCGTGCCTGGCTGGAGCATTGCGCCGTTCTTCTCGATCAGGAGCGCGCCCGGCGTGTAGCCGCCGATCACGGCGATGCTTTTGCCATTGACACCGCTTGCCGGAATCGCCCGAAACCCGGCCTGGCCGCCCGCACTCGCGAACTTGACGCTCTTGCCGTCGCTGCACAGGATCACCGGCGAGCCGACCGGCAGCACGACGCTGGAGCCCGCGTCACCGGTCACTTTCGCAGTGAGGTTGTAATTGCCGGTAGCGGTGTGCTCGACAATCCACTGGCCCGGCTGTGCCGGCATCAAAATCGACTTGGAGCCTTTGAGCTCTCCCGTGAGGCGCAGCATCGCGACGCCGTATTGCGCGCTGGTCAGGAGCGTATCGTCCTTGCCCGACACGTCCACTGCCTGAAAGCCATCGGTCGCGGCAAAGAGTGCGGTCATGTTCGCGACCCGCGTCGACATATCGCCGACGGGCGGCGTCGCGGTGCGCGCCATGCCGCCCGAGATGGACTTGATGACCCATGCGCCGCCGTTCGCGACATTCAACGCCTTGTTGAGTCGCGCGCGCACCTGTGCGCCGGCCGGCAGGTCGCCCGGCGACAGCTCTCCGTAGTCGCCCCCGTACAGCGGTAGTTTCGGAATTCCGCTGTCCTTGGCTCCGTTTGGCGTGAACGTGCACGGGCCGTCATTCGCGACCGCCACCCGGAAATTGGCCTCCATGCCGTCCGCGAGCTCGGTCACGGCCGGCGACAGGTTCGCGACGATGGCGTTCTTTGTACCGGTGTCGACCGCGTATGTCGTGCGGCCGAACTGGAGTACGCGGCGCAGCCAGCTCGTGCGGTTGGCGAGCTGACGCGTGGGCACGTTGTCGATTCCGTCCGGTCCACCCTGAACGGGGTCCGAGGTCTCGAACTGGTAAATGCCCTCCGCCCACTCAGTGGTTTCAGGGAGGTTGCTCATGCGTCGATACTCCCTCTCGTGTATTGGCTGTCGTATCGGCCCGTTCCGTTGCGGCGCACGGGCGCGGCGGTGTAGTCGAGCCGGTAGAGCTCGGAGCGCTGCGGCGCGTAGCGCTCGAGCATGGTTTTCATGTTGTCGGCCTGGTCGCGGGTGATGGGGCGTTTCAGGCGCACGATGTACTGCGCCCACTCGCCGTGCTCGTTGCCGTGTACCCACTCACCGCTGTAGCGCGCGGTGCCATCGCGCCGGCGCACGTTGCGGCCTTCGGTCAGCTCCACCTCGCCGAATCCCAGGCGCCGAATCACTTCGCGGATCGCCCACGGCGTGCCGCGCTTCTCGTGCAGGCGAATGGCGCCCTTGATGAGCGCACGGCGTGCTTCGTCCGACTCGGCCAGTTCCCAGCCGTCGACGGACACCTCAGCCGCGAGATACGGCAGCAGCGCCGCGGGGCAGGCGTCCGGGTTCCAGTAGTCGCGGATCGGAATCGGCAGCGTGTCCACTGCCGCGAGCGCTGCGGCTGTGCGACGTTCGAGCAGCGTCGCGTTCGGAGGCAGCAGATCACGCATAGGTGCCTCCGTATTCGACGATCACTTCCGCGCAGTACGAAGCCTGGGTCGGGCCGATCGCGAGGTCGCCCACCGGCTCGATCAACTCGGTTTTCGAGAGGCCGGCAGCCTGGCAAACGCCCTTGATGGCGGATTCGGCGACGCCCACGCCGATACGACGCGCGCTCGCGGCATACGCCTGGGCATTCTTTTTCGCTTGCGCGAGCAACACCTCGGCGCCGACGGCCGAGCGCGTGTAGCCCTTCGCGTGAATCCGATACCGGACGATTTCAGCGGATGAGACCTCGACCATATCGTTTAGCGGTCGCTCGTCTTCGGCGCTTAATGCCGTTTTGACGGCACCGCATAGGTCCTCGCCAACCGCTCCGTCACCCTCGCGCGACAGCAGCGTGACGAGCACGTCGCCGGGCCGCGGGCGCGAGCTGCGCGCGTCCAGGAGACGCCCGTCGACGGTGAGCGCCTTCGATACGTAGGCGGCGCCCGGCCCGGCCACGCTGAACCCATGTGGCGCGAGCTGCACGCGGCGGCGCAGATCTTCATCGTCTTCGTAGACCGCTGCGATATTGTTGTCGAAGTCGGCGGCCGAGACGAGGAGGCGCTCGAGGCCGAACAGGGCCGCGCGTTGTGCGAGGTCGTTGCCCTTTGCGAATGCCAGCATCACGGCGCGCATGGCGTCATTGACGCGCTGGCGCCAGACGAGCTCGCGGTAGGCGTTTTCCTGCAACAGACGCGCAAGCGGTTCAGATTCGAGCTCGAGCGTCGCAGCGATTTCCGTCTGCTCGTCTTCGGGCCAGAGCGCGATCATCGCAGCCTTTCGACTGGCGTAGATCGTCTCGAAGTCGAGCACCTCGAGCGCGTCAGGCACAGGCAGGCTCGACAGATCGATGAGGGCGGAAGCCGTCATGTGGCACCTCGTGCGACCAGGTCAATGCGCGTCTGAACGGTATCGCCGCTCTCGCTCGTCCAGCCTTCGATGTCGAGATACAGTGCGCCGTCCGCGGCGTTGTCAGCCGTGAGCAAGACGCGCGTGAGCGTCAGGCGCGGTTCCCAGCGCATGAGCGCCGTCGCGACGGCGGCATACAGGCGCGTGCAGGCGGCACCGTTGCTGGGCGAGTCGATCAGGTCGGGCAGTTCGGAGCCGAACGCGCGGCGTTGGACGCACGATGCGAGGGGCGTCGTCACGATCTTATCGATCGACTGGTAGAGGTGATCGAGGCCGCTGATCGTGCGGCCCGTGTTCGCGTTCATGCCTTTCATGCGCCGCTCGCGATTGGCTTGCTCGTGAGAGCGTCGGCGCCTTGAGCCTGGTGCGGGTGGTTGGATACGCTCACGCCGGCGGCGATCACGTCCCGCGAGAAATCGGCGCCGCCGTCGATCTTCATCGTGGCGCCATCTTTGCCACCTTTGCCGGTCATGCCGGATTCGAACGCGAACGGTCCTTTGACGAGCAGGCCGCCCGTACAGGTGGTCTGTTTGGCGTCGAGCGTGACGTCATCGGCTTTGACGGTTGCGGCCTGCGTCTGCACTGTGACGGCGCCCGGCGCGACGATGCGCACGGTTGCGTCGGCGGGTAGGTCTGCGGTGAGCGCGTGCGTCGCGTAATCGTATGAAATCCGCGCGCCGTCGCCATAGGTGCGCGTGTGCGTGTTCGGGCTGTGGTCCGGTGCGGGGAACTCATCGGAAAAGAAGCCGCGCACCGCGACACCTTGCGCGAAGTCGCCCATCGGGCCGAACAGCACCACCTGCTCACCCTTGGAAAGCGGGAGCCATTCGCGCGTTTCGCCGGCGGCCAGTGAGACCCAAGGGATCCAGTTCGTTTGCAGGCCGTCATCGTCAGCCTCGCCAACGGCGACTCTGCACTTCGGCGGCTTACTGTCGAAGTCGACATCGATCACCCGCCCTTTGCGGATCAGGTTTCGAATCAGCCGTTGAATTTCGTTCGCATCCATACCGGCAATGGTGCCGACCGCACGCGCGCGGTGCGAGCGATTGCGTGCGTATGGGCGTGGGGGACATCACCGCAAGCATGCGAAGCACGGAGCAGCGAGCAGACAATCGCAGCCTTTTCACTCAAAACGCATTGACGAGATGACCAAAACGATTTGCACGAATGGACCAACGTCCGACATCGCGCCGTTGCTCAATCGCCTGCATCGAACCGACGCGCTGCAATTTGCGCGGACGCTGCCCGATCAATCGATCGATATGCTCTTTACCGATCCACCGTACTCATCGGGTGGACTACACGTCGGCACGCGCGCGCAGTCGACGACGCAGAAATACATTCAGACGAGTACGAAGACCGTCTACGAAGATTTCGAATCGGACAACATGGATCAGCGGTCGTGGGCGTTCTGGTGCCACGGGTGGCTCACAGAAGCCCGCCGAGCGTTAAAGCCAGGCGGGCTGCTCGTGTGCTTCATCGACTGGCGGCAGTTGCCGACGCTGACTGACGTGATTCAAGCGGCTGGTTTTATTCAGCGCGGCATTGCCGTATGGGATAAAACGGCGCGCCGTGCGCGTCCGCGCCGCGGTGGCTTCAAGCAGCAGGCGGAATTCATCGTGTGGGCGAGCAAAGGCACTATGCAACAACGTGACGTGTACCTGCCGGGTGTTTTCCCGTGCTCGCTGGACATGCCGAAGAAGCACCTGACAGAGAAGCCCATCGGTCTCGCGCGAGAGGTGGTGCGTCTGGTGCCTGAAAATGGCGTGGTATGCGATCTGTTTGCCGGGAGCGGGACGTTCCTGGTCGCGGCAAGAGAGGCTGGATTACGATGGACGGGGTGCGAAGCCAATGCTTACTATCACGAGGTTGCGGAGGGACGGCTTGCAAAGTGACGTTCCGTACGACTTGAATGTCATCGAGGCGGCGGAGAATACTATACATACCGGCAACGCTCTCGATGAGTCGAAATATGCTTGCTGTACAACGGTATTTGCGGTCACTCAGGCCGAGATGCTAGGGGCGGTTTCGGGCGGCTCATATACACACTCGACGCAAAAAAAAGTTCCCGCACAAAAAATTCAACTGCCGACGCCCCTAACTGATTTCCTAATCGTTATTTAATGGGATGCGGGTATCGTTCTTTGTCGGGAAATGTTCCACCGTCCTTTAACGGCCCAATCACAGCGACCTGTCCGACTGGCGTCTGCATTGCCCAATCCTTCCAGCCCGGAATGTAGCTGTTCCCGGCAATCGTCCATTTGCCAGTCGTGTCCGTGTGAACGTCGCCCACTACGCAAATTCGATACCCGCTCACCTCATAGTAGGTGAATGCTTTTTTCGTCACTTTGTCTATCTCGGAGGTCTGGACGAATACGGCGTTTGTAAAGTCGGCGTTAGTCACGGCATCGGTCGCGTCGGTGTCACTGAAGCCCGGTGGCGTTCCCCACTTGCATTTAGTCATATCCCACGGCATGGAATGTTCTCCTTGAAAGTCCAGGGTTGCACGGATCATCGAAATTGACGCATGCGCCGCTTCGTGGACGCCAGCGTCACCCTCAATACGTTCTTGTACGTTTTAGGGACTCGTGCGTGAAAGTGACCGTCGAACATTTCAGTGATACAGCAGGCAGATTCGGGACTCCCGCTTAAGGGCTTGTCGCGCGGTCTGCTTGAACAGACCTATAAGAAATTTCGTCAGTTTGTGATGTGTCGAAGCAACGTATTGCAGATCACCGCTCGATCCATATCGGTGAAGCCTAGCAGCACGCGAGCCGGATACCGGTACGCAGGACCGCCCGGCGTGACGGGCGCTTTCTCGCCAAGCTGGTGAATACGCGCCAAGCGAGCCACACGGCCGGCAAAGCCGATCGCAAGGCCGTTTGCGTCCGCCTCGACTTTTAGCCAACGCGTGGTGCGCAGCTTCGCGAACATCGCAGCGCGTTTGATCCGGCCGCGCTTCTCTCGCAACCGCTTGTCACCTGCCTTTGCCTTGCGCGGTTCGTATGCGCTGCCGTCCGGATTCTGCTGTGCGGCGATGCGCATCTGTTGAGTGATGCGCAGTTTGCGCGCGATGTCGCGCGTCGCGGCCCGCCGCGCGGCGGGTGATAACTGAGCCAGCAAGGCGTTGGCCCACGCTTCGACGGCGTTCAGCTCGTCCACAACGGCATACCCCATGTGTGCGTGTGGGCCGCATCGTTGGCCGCGTCGTCGACGTGCTTGATGACGTGCTTTCCATCCGGCCCGGCCGACACGGCAACGCTTTCGGTGAGCCGCAACTTGATCGAAAGGTCGGCAGTCGCGTGGCTGAGGATATCCACTTCGAACGTGATGCCGTGATCGCGCTCACCTAGGTTCGTCACGAGGTCCGGTTGGTTCGTGCGTACCCATTCGACGAGCGCGACGAACACCGAATCCGCGTCGCCCGCGAAATCCATCACGAGCGCGTGCAGGGTATACCGGTATTCGAACGACAGCGAGCGAGTTCCGGTAGCGGCGATCGAGCCCTCATCGATGAATACCGCCAGTTTGTCCGGGTCTGCTTCGAGGGACGGGATTGCGGCGACGAGCGCGCGCCGTAGGCTGGCTGGCTTGATCATGAAAGAGCCAACCCTACGTCGGGCGCCTGTACCCTGGCCCCGGGCTTCACGGCGAGTCCGCTCATACGTCCGCCGCGGCGTCGGCCGACGCCGTTTGCGTATCGCGCGCGGCGTAGCGATCGTAGGCGCGCGCGAGCTTGACGTCGTACAGGTTGGCGGCGTAATTCGGGCCGTTGTAGCCCTTCGCGAACGTAGCCCACTTCCGGGCCTTGAGCGCCGCGACGAGCGCCGTGTCGGCCGCTACGTACCGCACGAAGGCGTCGAGCTGCTCGGCTTCGCCGGTCTCCATGCGCGCCACGAAATCGTCGATGCTTGAGTAGGAAAGGCGCCCCCAGTGGTAGCCCATGACCTGAAACGCGCCCCAGCTCGCTGACTCCCAGGCGGCGCCGGCGTCGATCAGTTCGGCGGCGGCCAGGCGCGTGTATTCCGCGGCGTGGCCTTGGTAGCCGCCGCGCACCTGCGCCACGATGTTCGGATTCTTCGCCGCGAAAGGCGCAGGATCGATGCCGCGTGCCTCGAGGCGTTTCCAGAAAACGTGCCGCTCGAACAGGATGACGGGGCGCCCGTCAGGCAGGAAGCCCGAGCCGCGGGACTCCACTTCGTTCACGGCGCGCACGCACGCAACGGGCACATCGAGCCTGTGCGCCGCCCGCTCGAGGTCGGCAGCGCTCAGGTGTTTCGGTTCGCGCCTACCCGTGGCGAGCGCGGCGTAGGTCTTCGTTCCGGCGATCCCGTCGTCGACGAGGCCGGTTTTGCGCTGGAAAGCGATGACGACGGCTTCGGTCGCATCGTCGTATAGGTGCGTCGCTTCGAGCTCAAACCCTGCCCGGGCGAGCCGGCGCTGCAGCAGGCCGACATCATCGCCATAGTCGCCGTGGCGGTGTGTTTTCATGGTTCATTCACTCCACAAAAGGCGCGCAACGTTGCCGCGCACACCGTACACAAACACGGCCAGCAACACCGCTGTGGCCGCCTCAAAAAAGCCGACCTGTTCGACGTGCAGCACCAGCTCGATCGACGCGCCACCCATCACCGCAGCGAGCGCCCACGCGAACCACGACACGGGAAGCCGATGTGGTGCGCCGTTGCGCCGGTAGGTAAGCACGCGCACGAGCGCCGCGAGATGTGCGGCGAACGCGATCAGCGCAAAGGAGATGTGCATGTCATTCCCCCTTGCGGAAAATCGAGAGCAAATCGAAGGTCTTGACCCGCTCGATCAGTTGCAGCGTTAGCGTGATTACGAGCGCAGCAGCGAAGAAGGCTGCGACGCCTGTCGAATGGATTGGCGTGACGCTGACGATCTCGGGCGCGGCGAGATAGCCCATCACGAGCGAAATCAGCAGGTAGGCCGCGCGCCGGCCGATGCCGATGTCCTTCGACGTGACAACGACGAGCGCCGCACCGGTGAACGCGCCAATCAGCGCGTTTCCGTCGATGCCGGGCGCGAGGCCTGCGAGCCCGACCGCAGCTGACAGCACCGCGGCGGTGGTGGTGTTCGGTTCGGCCATTCAGGCGGCTCCCAGGTCAGTCAAACAGTTGCAACAGCGGCTTCGTGCTCGCCACGGTCCCGAGCGACGGTAGGTAGACGGGTGTGCCGACCGGCAGCACGACGCCGAGCTCGGCGAGGCCGGCGTTGGCCTCGAGCACGGCCTCGACGGTTCCATTCGCGCGGCCGTAGTGACGCCAGCACAGCGCGTCGACGGTATCGCCCTGTAGTGCGCGCACGATCATGGTCAGATCAGCTCGATGGTCGAGCGGGCAATGCCGCGCAGGTCGTTCAACGCCCATCGGACGTTCCGGCGTGATTCGCAGATCGTCGCCTCGAGCTCGTCCGCATGCTGGCTGCCGGTTTTCGTGGCGTCATAGGTGCGGTATTGCTCGGTCAGGTCAGCGCGGGCGAGGTTGTAGACGGCACGGCGATAGCGAAGCACGTGCGTGCTGACACCGCCGAGTTCCGGCGCCGGCACGCTTGCGAGATCCGCATGGCCTGCCGCGCGTTGGCCGGTTTGCCACGCCTGCAACTCATCGTTGATGCTCGCGATCGCATCGATTGCTGCAAGGCGCAGCCGGTCGTGCGTTACGGTGCCGTCGAGGCGCATCGCGTCGCGCAACTCGTTCAGATCGATGTCGGGAAACCAGCCGTTGTTCGTAACGGTCGCGGCATCGGTCGGCGAGGTCGGCACACCGGGTTCAGCGGTCGCAATGAAGCTGCTCATGGTGTCGATAGGGTGAATAGATGGCGGTGGACCGGCGCACAAGGCCCGTGACCGTCAGGCGTTGGGCCTGGGCGCCGGTGCCGCCATGCCGGGGTGGGCTCTTTACGGGCCGGCGGCGCCATCGCCCGGACGGCCCGCGGCTTCGATCAGCTTCGAGAGTCGATCGATGTCTTTTTTCACACCGGCGCGGTCGTTCAACGACACCGCGCGGTGCAGATAGTCGAGCGCGCGCGGCGGGTCGACATCCTGGACCGCATAGCCGAGCGCCTTGTACAGCTTTGCGCGCACCTGGTCGTGCATGTCGGCGTCGCGCGTCAGCTCGTCGACGCGCTCGAGATTCGCCGCGTCGAACGTGCCGCCATCCATGAAGGCGGACAGTGCCGCGTCCGCAAACTGTTCGGCGACGAGCGACGCGAGCGAGCGCTCGAACTGGTCGGGCAACGTCAGGCCGTGCTCGAACGCATATGCGGCGATAGCAAGCGCGCCGCTGAAGTCGCCGGCATCGATGCGCCAGACCATCACCGTCACGAGCACGTCGTCCTGCGCGCCGCGACCACCGATCAACACGCCGGCCACGTAGTCGGCGTACTCTGGAAGCAGCTTCCGTTTCAGGTCGATCTTTCGGGCGACCGACTGCACGCCCTTGAGCGCGCGGCGGTCGGCCGCGAGCTTCGCGAGCATCAGCTCATACGGCGTCGCGCCGACCATCGTCTGGCCGGGCTCTGCCGCGGCTGCGGCTCGGGCGGCCGTCGCGCGGGCAAAGTGTGCGCGGGCAGGCGTGTTGATCGTCATGCCGCCACCAGTTCGATGTTTTCCGCGACGCAGCCGCAGCCGAAGTTTTCGACGACATACGCGTCGTTCGACGATTCGTAGTTCTCGATGCGGTCGCGTTCCGGAACTTCCTTGAGCGTGCGCCGGCGCGCGCCTTCCTGGTAGTAGATCGACAGGTTTTTGAGCTTCGTCACCATCAGTGCGTGCTTGGGGAAGAAGGGCACACGCACCGCCGGCAGGTTTCCGATGCGCTTCTGGCTGACGATCAGATCAGTCGCGAGCTGCTCGGTCGGTGCCTGCGTCGTGTTGACGATCGGGAAATACTTGTCGTGCAGCAGCTCGCGGCCGCAGATCACGACCAGGCCCGTGTCTTCCTGGAACCACGGATCGATCATCGACGACACGATGTCCATGACGAGCGCGTCGAGGTTCGCGTAGTCGCCGTCCTTGCCGACGAGCACCTTGCCGGCTTGCTTCTCTCCTTCGCGGAGCACGCGTTGTTCGGCGTGAGCGCGGTACTGTTGCAGCCATCCGATATTGACGTCCTGCAACAGCGGGTTGGCCGTCTTGTCCGTCGTCGGCGCAGCCTTCACGCCGTTCCAGCCGATCATGATCCGGTCGAGCGCGGCCTGTGTGACGATCACGTCGCGGATACGCTGTTGGAAATCGGGGAACTTCGCCCAGGCGTCGAGCTTGCGGTATGCGATGGCCGTGTCGTAGTCGGTCTTCTCGCACCGGTAGCGGTTGCTGTCGAGCGCTGTCGGGTCGACCGGCTGGCGCGGAGCTTTCGTGGTGTCGGTGCGGCTCGCGATCGGACCGGACACGGAAAGGCCGAGTCGTTCGCCTTCCAGCTCGGTCACGGGCAGGATGTTGATGCTGTTGAGGAACGCGCTCGATTCTTGGATTCTGGTCTCAAGCGTTTGTTGTACCGACGGCTCGACCGCGAATTTCGTGGACACGTCGACGGTGTTGTTCAGCTTGGCGATTTGCGCGGCGTACTTGTCGTACGCCTGGCGCGTTTCTTTGTTCATGTGGTGTTTCTCCGGGGTGAGGGCGTCAGCAGTCGGTCGTGGGTTCGCCGGTGGAGCCGGTCGACGGCTGACGCCGCGGTGTGCCGTTGTCGGTGTTCGAAAGCTTCGCGGTCAACGCTTCGACGGCGGTCACCGCCTCGTCGGCGCGCTTATTCGCGTCGGAGGCGCTTTGCTGCGCGACGGTGAGGTCGACCCGCAGCGCGGCCACGTCACGCCCCTGTTTACTGGCGTAGTCGGCAATTGCTTCGACGGCGCGGTACACGTCGTCGTGACGCTGGTCATCGGACACCCTCGAGCGCGCGAACATGCCTTTCACGATCGAGAGCAGGCTGGGCGATTCGGGCGCGCCATCGATCTCGATCGACGTTTCGCACGCAGCGCTGAACACGTTGTTCGAGCGTTTCGTGGCGAATTGCAGGGCCTCGGTGCCGAGGCTTGCGGGATCGTCGGTGGCGGCCAAGCCGACCAGATAGGCTTCGCCGATGTCGGCAAACGACGGGTTGACCTCGATCGAGGTGTAGATCTTCTGGCGGTTCTTCGATAGCGCGATGAGGTTGTCGGTCGGATTGATTTGCGCGTAGAGCGCCATCTTGCCCTCCAACGGGCCGTCTGCGATTTCGCTTGCCTTCAGCGCGACCACGTCGCCGTACGCGCCGAACGGGTAGTTCGCCGACAGCGGCGCATACCCCTTGATGTGCTCGACGTTCAAGCGCGCGCCGTACATCTCCGGGTTGTAGTTCCTCGCCATCTGCGTGAGCCATTCGCGCTTGATCTCGCGACCGTCGACGGTCGCGCCTTCGACTGCGACGCGGAAAAACTTGGTTTTGTTGGTTGCCATAGAGAGCGGTCGAACCGTGGGTCAGTGAATGTGGTTCCCATGTTCGAACTTCGCGCGCCACGGCTCAACGATCGGCGTATGTGACCCGCACGGATACGCAGTGCGGCACGTGCTCGCGCGTGCGCGGAGCCCTACGCTTGCCGCATGCTCGACACTACGGAACCGGATCAACGCGAAACGGACGTGCGCAAGATTGCGCGTTCGCTCTACTGGCAAGGCTGGCGCATCTCGTCAATCGCCCGGCATCTTGAGCTGAAGCCTGCGACGGTGGCGTCATGGTGCCGCCGCGACAAGTGGAAGGACGCGAGCGCGATCGAGCGGATCGAGGCATCGCTCGAAACGCGCTTGATGGTCCTGATTGCGAAGGGCAAGAAGGACGGCGCGGACTACAAGGAAATCGACCTGCTTGGCCGGCAGGTCGAGCGGCTTGCGCGCGTGCGCAAGTACGGGGAAACCGGGAGGGAAGGCGACCTGAACCCGAACATCGCCGCGCGCAGCGTGGGGTCGAAGCGCCGGCCGCCACGCAATGAAATCAGCGAGGAGCAGCACGAGCGGATCGTGAAGGCGTTTCGCGAATCGCTCTTCGACTATCAGAAGGTCTGGTATCGCAACGGCGATCAGCGCACGCGCAACATCCTCAAGTCACGGCAGATTGGTGCGACCTGGTATTTCGCGCGCGAGGCGTTCGTCGACGCGCTCGAAACCGGACGCAATCAGATCTTCCTGTCGGCCAGCAAGGCACAGGCGCACGTCTTCAAGCAGTACATCGCGCAGTTCGCGCGCGAGGCGGCGGACGTTGAACTGACGGGCGATCCGATCATTCTGCCGAACGGCGCGATTCTGTACTTCCTAGGGACGAACGCGCGCACCGCGCAGTCGTACCACGGCAACTTCTACTTCGACGAGTATTTTTGGGTGCCACGGTTCCGCGAGCTGAACAAGGTCGCGTCGGGCATGGCGATGCACAAGCGCTGGCGCAAGACCTACTTCAGCACGCCGTCGAGCATCACCCACGAGGCGTACGTGTTCTGGAGCGGCGCGCACGCGAACCGCGGCCGCGCGGCCGGCGATCGAATCGAGATCGACACAAGCCACGAAGCGCTCGGGCGCGGCATGCTTGGCGAGGATGCGCAGTGGCGCCAGATCGTGACGATCCTCGACGCGATGGCGGGCGGCTGTGACCTGTTCGACATCGACGAGCTGCGCCGCGAGTACAGCGCCGAGGAATTCGCGAACCTACTGATGTGCCAGTTCATTGACGATTCGCTGTCGGTGTTCAAGCTGTCCGAGTTGCAGCGCTGCATGGTCGATTCGTGGGAGGAATGGGCTGACGATTTCTCACCGCTGCTGCTGCGACCGTTCGGCTATCGCGAGGTGTGGGTCGGCTACGACCCGGCGCTGACCGGCGATTCGGCGGGCCTGGTCGTCGTGGCGCCGCCGCGCGTGGAGGGCGGGGCGTTTCGCGTGCTCGAGCGTCACCAGTTCCGCGGCAACGACTTCGAGGAGCAGGCCGCCGCAATTGAGCAGATCACGCAGCGCTATAGCGTCGGCTACATCGCAATCGACACGACCGGCATGGGGCAGGGCGTCTACCAGCTCGTGCGCAAGTTCTACCCTGCCGCGGTCGCCTTGAACTACTCGCCCGAGGTGAAAACCCGCCTCGTGCTGAAGGGGCAATCCGTTATCCGCAACGCTCGCCTGCAATTCGACGCGAGCTGGACCGACCTGGCCGCGGCGTTCATGGCGATCAAACAGACCATGACGGCGAGCGGCCGGCAAGCGACCTACACGGCCGGCCGGAACAACGAGACGGGCCATGCTGACCTCGCGTGGGCCTGCCTGCACGCCATCGACCGCGAGCCGCTCGCCGGCGGCGACATCAATTCTTCCTCTTTCACGGAGTTCTATTCATGAGCAAGCGCCGATCGGGCGCGCCGCGCACGTTCGCGGCTGCGCCTAGCTCGAGCGCCGGCGGCGCCGCGCCGTCGCGCGCCGAGGTGTTCACCTTCGACGCCCCCACGCCGGTGATGAACCGGGCCGAAATTCTCGACTACGTCGAGTGCTGGTCGAACGGCGAATGGTTCGAGCCGCCGGTGAGCTTTGCCGGCCTGGCGAAATCATTTCGCGCGAGCACGCACCACAGCTCGGCGCTGTACTTCAAGGCGAACGTGCTGGCGTCGACGTTTCGGCCGCACAAGTGGCTGTCACGCCAAGCCTTCGAGCGGTGGGCGTTGGACTTCCTGACCTTCGGCAATGGCTACCTCGAGCGCCGGCGGAATCAGCTCGGCGGCACGCTGCGCCTCGAGCCCGCCCTGGCGAAGTACACGCGGCGCAAGGCCGATTTCAGCGGCTTCGTGTACGTGAACGGCTGGCAGGACCGGCACGAGTTCGAGCCCGGCAGCGTGTTCCAGCTCATGCGGCCGGATATCAACCAGGAGGTGTATGGCCTGCCCGAGTACCTCAGTTCGCTGCATTCGGCCTGGCTGAACGAATCGTCGACACTGTTTCGGCGGAAATACTATGAGAACGGCAGCCACGCCGGCTTCATTCTGTACATGACCGACGCCGCACAGAAGCAGGACGACGTCGACAACATGCGCGAGGCGCTGAAGAGTGCGAAGGGGCCGGGCAACTTCCGCAACGTCTTCATGTACGCACCAGGCGGCAAGAAGGACGGCATCCAGCTCATTCCGGTTTCCGAGGTCGCCGCGAAGGATGAGTTCTTCAACATCAAGAACGTCACGCGCGACGACCTGCTCGCCGCGCATCGCGTGCCGCCGCAACTGCTCGGCATCGTGCCGAGCAATTCGGGCGGGTTCGGCACGCCGGATACAGCGGCGCGCGTGTTCGGCCGCAATGAAATCCAGCCGTTGCAAGCGCGCTTCGCCGAGTTGAACGACTGGCTCAGCGAGGAAGTCGTGACGTTCGACAAATACGAAATTCCGAGTGGGGCGGCGCAGGCGTAACGCACCGCCCGATTCGGCGTCGTGCGGGCAGCGTCGCGCGCGGGGCGACGCGTGCTCCGGTGCAGTCAGTAAGCCGCAGTCTTTACGTGTGCGCCGGCTCGCGCGCGGGCGTACGAGCGGATTTAGGAGCAGCCTTGCGCGCGGCCTTGTCCTTGGGGGCAGGCTCTGGTTCGGCGATCGTCAGGTGCAAGCCTAACGCGCGCATAACCTTCATGATCGTGGCGAATTCGGCGTTTCCGCCGTCCGACAGCGCGCGGTAGAGCGCTTCACGTTTGACGCCTGAATCGCGCGCGAGCGCCGACATACCGCGCGCCTTCGCAACGGTCCCGAGCGCGGCCTGGATCAAGCGCGGGTCGCCATCTTCGAACGCTTCCGCTAGATAGTGGCGGATCGTTTCTTCGTCTTTCAGATACTTCGACCCGTCGTATTCCTTCAGTTCGCTGAGCTTCATAAATCAGTCCTCGAGTTCGCCGGCGAGCTGCTTCGCCAACTTGATGTCCTTCTGCTGCGTTGATTTGTTGCCGCCGCACAGCAGGACGATGATGATCTTGCCGCGCTGCACGAAGTAGGCGCGGTATCCCTGCCCCACGTCGACCGTCATCTCACAAACGCCGTCCCCGACTGCCTTCCAATTTCCGAGATTGCCGAGCCGTGCGCGCTCGATTCGGATGTTGATCGCGGCGCTCGCAACCGGGTCACGCAGCTTGTCGAGCCATTCATCAAATTGGGGAGTGCGCAGAATCGTATTCATGTCGACATTGTAATCTATAGGGGACAATCCAGGGTGGTGAATTGTGGCTCGGATGAGGATTCTGAACTGTGCGCGTTGGCCGCACCGTGCATGGGCCGAGACAGATTCACGCGATAAGGCCGCGGTCGGGAAACCGGCGCGGCTCTTTTTGCGTTTGGCGACAGCGCGAATAAAGCCGCTACAGCGGGTTGGCGTGTGCGGGGTGTGGTTTTGGCGTCGCGCGTGGCGTGACGTGGCTGCCGTGCAGCGGAATCGGGGTATCCGGAGGATGGCGGCCGGCGTGTGCAGGGGCGCGGCTCCGGCCGCCGCGGAGTCCCCTCCCCGCCTGCGTGCTTTGCTTAGGTGGGTGGTTTTCGTGCATCAGGTCACCAGGCGTTCCGGCCCTTGCGGCGCGGGATCTCGGGCGTTTGGAGCCGTGCGGATATCGTGCGTTTTGATGCACGACAATGCGAATGCATGCACGGCGGGCAAAAGTAACACGAGGCCGAGTTATTCCTCGGCCTGAGTGGTCTTGTTGAGCGTCTTGAGGTCGGGATTGGTGAGCGAGAGAAGATTCACCATGCCGGCGCCGAGCTTTCGCGCGAGTTCGTCGGTGACAACCCCACCGAACTCGTCGAGCGGTAGATCGATGTTGAAGGCCTTTGCGGCTACGTCCTGAACTTTTCTGGCGTCGACGGTGCAGAACGTGACGGCTTGCGTCTCAGCGTTCCAGCGCACGATGACGCAGTTTTGCGGGTTGTCGATCGACATCAATAGCCTCTGCACTGTTGGTAACGGGTAAATGCCTTTTGGGAGCACATGTCCATCCATCGGCTGCCACCCATCGCGCTTCGCAGCGCCTTGCACTGGGCCATGTCCGCCTCGTATTGATTAAAGCACTCGGCTTCATCTTCTTCGCTGATACCACTGGCTGCAAGGGTGTTCGCGTTTGGGGCCGACTCTGCCGCGGCGCGGTCGAGCGAGAATGGAGCCGCGTTGGCAAGGGAGGTGGACGCGGAACTGCTGGTGGCGGAGTATGCCGCTGACGCCGTTGCGCTTCCGGCCGGCGCCGAGGTAGTGCCGCCAGCCAGTGAGAACCTGCTAGCAGGACTGTCATCGACGGTCGTCTGCATGAAAGTCTGGCTTTCAATGAGCTCAGGGGGCGGATAGCAGCGGCATGAACAGACATCGCCACTCAGCGCGATACGGCGTGAATTGGTGCCCGTGAGAGGGAGGCGGCTGCCAACGGCCATGATGACGCCAGTGCTGTGGCAGGCGGGGCAACTGACAGGGTCGCCTTCGTGCGCAATGTCAGCCCCGAAGCCGCCCATTGTCGCGGCACCTGATAAAACTGTTCCGCCTACGGTTGTTTTGTCGCCCTTTCGGATGAAATATCTGGTAGCCAAACGTTCATCGAGCTAATAGGACTTAATTTTCGCATGGCACTCGCACCGGCCGTACCGGTAGATTTGTCAGGCGCAAGCGCTCCAAAGTCCATCCGCAGGGGGAGCAACTGCCGTGCTCGCTGCGCAGTTTCTTCCGAGCCTAGAGCTCAGCTTCAATACACCGACGAGCCCGCGTCGCGGCCACCGTGACGCTTGCGCCCCGACGCTGGGACCCTAAGGAAAATCGTGCGCCTTGATGCATAGCCGACACGAATCAGCGCGCCGCTAAAATCATCCCCGGCAGCAGCCAGGCACAGTGATGCGTATGGCGCTCGCTAGAGAGGTATTTTTACGCGACCTATCGAGCAAATGCTGCGGGCACCAAAAAGAAAGGCATTGGAAGGTTTATGCCGACGGCGAACTCGTCGAGCACCCGGCTATGCTGGATGACTTGATCGAAACTATGAATTACCAGCGGAGCCTATCGGCAAACGCATGAAGGGCATTTGTCACTTCTTGGGAGTAGATGTCCCGCTCCGCTTTCTCCTGCAGCTTCCGCAAGGGCATAGAGCACGGCGGTACATCGCAGGCTGTGTTCGAGACGACTATGGTCAGCACCGGCCTTCGGGCCATTTCATAGTCGTTTTTCTCTTGCTTGTCAGCCGGCGGAGTGAAATCCAGAGACATTTGGCCAGCCTCGTGGTCATTTTTTCTCAT